TCAACCGCTCTCTGTCCCATGTGCTCGACTGTCCGTAGTTGAAACAGAGACAGCCATCGCTTTCACCAGAGGCATTATACAACCCGTATTCTTGCGATCCCGGCCTTGGCCCTTGGACAATCTGTGGCGGCACCTTAGTCCACGTTGTACAGCTAATACCCATGATCGTCTTCGTGCCGTGATCATGGATCGGGTTGTAGTCACCCTCGTAACTATGCACCGACCATAGCTCGTCCATTTCGACGTTGCGATTACCGTCTAGCAACTGACCAGATTGGGCCATGAACTGGTTAATATACGTGACGCCCATCTCGCACAAGAACCTAGAAAACGGTACCAGCCTTGGGTCTTCGTGATCCATGACAAGCTGCTCGCCTGTTTTGATCTGACCTACCAGCGTATGCGCTGCGCTGACTTTATCGTCTTTCGTAACTAGCTCATCGAGGTAATCGTTACAAGATTCAACAAACTCTGTCGGGATGTCCAACTCCATCAAAAATACTGACGGAAGCGGGTGCATCATGTATTCGATCTCAGCCATTTATAGCTTCGACAGCAGCTTCTTCCTCGCCTTCTTCTGGCTCTTCTTTAGGTTCAACCAACTGAGCATCAGCTTGCACTTTGATCTTCATCATCAAAGGCCAAGTCCCAGTCTTGCTGGGCATGTCGCCCAGTATCGCTAGGATTGCGTTGATTTCGTTTTCTTCTAGGTTGATTTGCACGTTCTGTTTTTCCTTATGGTGTATATGCTTTGGCTGCGGCAACAGCAGAATCTATGGCGCTGAAGTCTTCTGACCCCCAATCGCCCAGCGCCTTGCCGTATTCTAAATAACCCGCACTACGCAGTACACGTTCTTGCTTTTCAGCACCTGTGAGATTGTTACCGAACTCGTTGTTTGCATCTAGCACGCTGGTAATCACATTCGCGCCATCTAACATGGCTTGATACATCTTAGCTTTTTCTTCATCGGTTCTAGTTTCCTCAGACATTTCAGTCCTCCTTATGATTCTAGTGCGCTAACTTTTGCTTCAAGGGTTTCAATACGAGTCATTGCCTCTTGCAAGGCTTTGACGGCTTTCATATACAAAACGCTGTATTTAACGCTTTTTGTTTCTGTCTCTAATGTGTTCCCTTCCGTATCTTGGTCAGGACTAGTTGAGATTAAGCCGGACATGCCAGCAGACTCGACTTCTTGAGCGACTACACCAAGCATATTCGGAGCGTCTAAATTGTCCTCTTTGAAACTGAACTTACGAACTCTTAACGCTTTTAGGTCTTCCCATTGCGAGCCTGCGTCTTCAATGTTTTCTTTGAGTTTTTGATCCGAAATGCCTGCGTAGCTGTTATTTACGTTTTGAACATTTCCGTTTGTTTGGACAAGAAACTTAACAGTAGCACTGCCGCCAGCAACGTTTGTAGAATTAGAAAAAGCTCGTATCAAGTTGTAAACAGTGCCAGAGCTTGTAGCACTTAATATATGCAGCGTGTTTTTATTGGCAGTTCTACTAAAAATAGTTGAAATGCTTTCACTGTTAGTAAAAAACGGGACATTACCATCCCCATCCGACAGCACGATGTTGTTGTCTGAGGTGCGAAGATCTAAGCCACCTTCGTTGCCGTTATATCCACCAATGAAGGTGTTTCTTGATCCTGTGGTTACTAAGTGCCCTGCGCCAAATTCACCAGTGTTTTCAAAGCCAACAAATGTATTTGAAATGCCTGTAGTTAAAGCGAAACCCGCATAAGAACCAAGAAGGGTGTTGCCCTTTCCCGTACTGACTGAAGATCCTGCATTGAAACCAACGGCTACGTTGTAGGCATCCGTGGCCGTAGTAAAATTTTGTACAGCAAGTGCTGATCTTCCAAGAGCTGTTGATCGGCTACCTAAAGTATCTGCGCTCAGAGCACCAGTGCCTACAACAGTGTTATAATCAGCATCAGTTAAAGCATCACCTGCAAGAGTGCCAACGATAGTGTTCTGGATTCCCGTAGTGATAGACAGACCTGCGTTAGCGCCTACTGCCACGTTGTAATTAGATGTAGATGTAGTGAAGTTTTGATCTCGTAAAGCCTGACTGCCTATGGCGACAGCAAAGCTGCCTAATGTGTCTGCACCTAACGCATCGACCCCAACTGCTACATTGCTGCCACCAGAGGTAAGAGCATCAGCCGCTGCACCCCCTAGCAATGTGTTATATTGTCCTGTCGTAACATTCGTCCCTGCATTCAAGCCAACAGCGACATTGTAAGAAGTGGTTGCAGTCGTAAAGTTCTGTGAGGCAAGGGCATTTGCTCCAACTGCTACAGTAAACGTACCTTTTGTGTCTGAACTCAGGGCTGATTTACCCACAGCAACACTGTCCGTTGCCGTAGTCATAGCATCACCTGCAAGACCACCCACAAGAGTGTTGTTGTTTCCCGTGGTGATTTGCTGGCCTGCATTGTGTCCAACTGCAACGTTATAAACATCTGTGGCGGTTGTAAAATTTTGAGTGAGCAAAGCCATACGGCCTACTGCAACCGACTTGCTCCCAAGTGTATCTGCACTCAGAGCTTGGTAGCCTACTGCTACGTTCTCTACAGAAGCAGTTGCAGCATCCCCTGCAAGGGCACCGATGTAGGTGTTCTGGATTCCGGTGGTGACTGCCGCGCCTGCGGCATAACCAACCGCAACATTGTAAGTTTCTGTCGCTGTAGTGAAATTTTGATTGTCAAGCGCAAAGCTACCGACAGCCACAGAACGACTACCTAATGTATCAGAACCCAAGGCTCCTTGACCCAAGACTACGTTGAGAGAGCCAGTTGTGAGAGCATCAGCCGCTAGACTACCAACGATTGTGTTCTGAACTCCCGTGGTGATTGACTTGCCTGCTTCAGCACCAACTGCGACGTTGTACACATCTGTGGCGGTTGTGAGGTTTTGGTTTCTTAAAGCCCTGTAACCAATCGCCGTACTTTGAGAACCTAGCGTATCCGCCGATAAAGCCGTGTAACCGACTGCAACATTGTTATCAGCATCCGTAAGAGCATCACCGGCAAGCCCCCCAACGATAGTGTTCTGGATTCCCGTAGTGGCTGCTTCACCCGCGCCCCTACCTACAGCCACATTGTAAGCATTGGTAGATGTCGTAAAGTTTTGTGTTTTTAGGGCTGCTGAACCGATTGCTACGGAAAAATTTCCTAGCGTTTCTCCACCCAAGGCATGTTTGCCTATTGCAACATTTTCATCGCCCTCCGTTAAAGCATCTGCTGCTAGTGCGCCAAGAAGCGTATTGCTATGGCCTGTAGTTACCGACTGCCCTGTGATGTAACCCACAGCGACATTGTTTCCATCACCACCAGCATTTAGGGTTTTGAGAGCTTGATACCCAACAGCTACATTATTCCCATCAGCATCTTCAGTGCTTAACGCCTCAAACCCGATGGCTACGTTGTTTTCGCCAGAGGTCAAAGATGCTCCTGCACTAGCACCTATAGCGGTGTTTTTTGCGCCGGTGTTAGCTGCTAATGCGTTGTAGCCCACAGCAGTATTGTTGTTTGACCCAGTAAGGGCAGTCAGGGCGTTAGCACCAATAGCCGTATTCTGATCTCCAGAACTATTGCTATCTAAGGCAGTATTGCCCAGTGCTACGTTATCCGTAGCAACTGGATGGTTGCCGTCAAGTTTTACTGTGCCGCCATCAGTAGCAAAATTTCCTGCATTAGTGATGCCATCAAATGTCGAAGTGCCATCTACGTCTAAAGTGCCACCAAAAGTTGCGTTACCGCTGACGTCTATCGTGCCATTGACATCAATAGCGGTTGCAGTTAGATCAATCTCATCCGTCGCACCCAACGATAGAACCGTAGCGGACGAGCCTTGGATAAACTGGCTCGCATCGTTGAACATAATCTTGTTGGTGCTATTCAACGTAAGACCAGAGCCGTCTGTGTGCGTCAGCGTTGTATCAGCGTCCGCGCCAAAACTGATGACGGCACTGTCGGACGTGAACGTTAGGTCGTCATCGATGAAAAGGTCTGGGATCGACAAGTCTTGCAGAGCATCAACCATCGCACCACCAGAGCCTGCGCCGTCGCTATAGATAGCTTTTGTCTGGCCGTTGGCAATCGTTACCGTCGCACCGCTGCCTTGCTTGATAATGATACTTTGCGATCCGCTGGTTGCATTCTCGATAAACCACAACTTGCTGATCGTGTTCGGCCCTATAGTGATGGTGCAAGTGCTATCAAGAGTTCCAGTGTATTTAAGAAACATGCTCCTGCCGGGATCAGTAGCCCCATCGGCAAGAGTAGTAGTGTGGGTATCAGCATTAGTCGTAATAGCTTCCGTACCAAAGGAAAAAGCCTCAGCTATCGACTCTAAATTTGTATTCGTACTGGTGCCCCAAGTACCCGCCTCGTCACCAGTAGCAATCTCTTTCAGGCGTAAATCATTAACGTAAGTTGCCATCTATCTTCTCCGACTTTTCGTCTTAGGCTTTGGCTTCTTCATAGACGCCACATGCTTTTTGAGCGTTTCAGCTTGTTTCTTGTGAGTTTTAGAAGCCTTCTCTAAACCCTTAATAACTTTTTTGACCCTTCGCACCATTAGGCTACCTCTTCCCAGTTAGGTGTTTGACTGTCAGAAACTGCAGTCCAACTTGGTGTTTGACTGTCGCTAATACTACTCCAATTTGGGTCTTGTCCGTCATTTACGATGCCATAAACGAGGAAATATCCTATCGCTCCCGTCGCCGCAACACCCGTGACAGGTATGCTTGCTTGTCCGGTAATCGAAACGCTTCCGACGCCACCTTGAGCTTGGACCCCAGTAATTGCGACACTAGCTGTGCCCGTGACCGCAAGAGAGCCAACAGCTCCAGTGCCTGCATTACCGCTAACAGCAGCAACCGCGCTACCGGTAGCGGTAACCGCTCCGACAGCTCCAGTGCCTGCCACGCCTGTAACAGACGTGCTCGCATCGCCGGAAACCGAAACTGATCCAACCGCGCCCGTTCCTGCCACGCCTGTCGGCGAAATATTTGCCGTGCCCGTGACCGTAAGGGAGCCAACCGCGCCCGTTCCTGCCACGCCTGTCGGGCTTGAGACCGACGACCCTGTTGCCGTAACTGTTCCAACAGACCCGGTTCCTGCCACGCCTGTGACAGCGGCATCGATGCTGAGGACGACTGAGACAGACCCGACAGATCCAGTACCTGCCACGCCTGTGACTTGGATAGGCGCTTCTTCGCCCCAAGCACCCTCACTCCAAGTGCCTCTGCCCCAACCCGTAACATTTGCCATGCTCTAGGCAATACGAATAATCGCATTCGATGCGTCAGCGGCAGGAAACTGTATTGTGAAATCTCCAGAACTCGAAGATTTGTCTGATCCAAAGTCCAAAGCACAAACTGCAGGATCTCCGGAGGCACTATCGTTAAATATCAAAGCGCCTCGCGCAGTAATCGTGCTGGAGCTGAAGGTTAGATCCGAAAAATCCGTGATAGCCGTCGTTCCGTCGTTACTTGGATCAACGCGAGTCAAGGACGCCCCTTTCGCGGTATAACCCGTACCGGATACTTCGTTTGAGGTCGTATACGCTGTGGTGCCTGCCCCCAACGACGCAGAACTTGTGTACAACGCAAGATTGAAGGTGCTGCCTCCTGTGTTTTTGAAGTTATGCACCGCCTCCAAAAGCTCTTTCTTGAACGTTGTACACATCGCTGTGGTAATAGCCATTATAGTCTCCTAAGTATGTCCGCCATGTCTTTGTGACCTTGTTGTTCCAAAGACGCAATCAGCGTGGTTCTGTCGCTTTTGATGGCCTCTCTAATGTAAAAATCTACAGTTTTTTGCACAGAGTCTTTAAAAGCTTCTGCTTGCTGCGCTATCAAAGGATGACAGTTGCCGCCCACGCTTACAATTCTATCTGCTGCCGCTTGCGCCCAAAACTCTGAGTCGTGCCCTTTATTTTCTGAAGTGCACACGTTCACCGCACCCACCTGCAACTGAGTAGCCTCAAAAAACGCCATGACTATCCTCGGGCAATGTCATATCGATACTCATCACGGGAGCCATAGCCCTCTCCGAGGGCTTTCAGCGATGCGACAGCTTGGGAGAATCGCTGCTCGTATTGTGCTGCTTCCTCCGGATTTTTCAGGAAGGTGGCAGCCTCGACTAATGTTCCGTACAAAAGAGCGTCGGGCGCGTTGTCAGATAACCAAGTTTTATCGGAACCAGAGGTTGTCGTCAAAGATGCGGGTCGATATTTGTAGTGAAGCTCGAAAGAATAGTCACT